TGAAAGGGAAATTAGAGCTAATCTAATTCATCTTTTATTGACAAAAAAGGGAAGTAGGTATTATCTACCTGATTTTGGAACTAGATTATATCAATATATTTTTGACCAAAACGATAGTGTGACCTTTAATTTAATTGAAGATGAAATTAGGGAATCTGTAAAAAAGTATATACCGAATTTAGATATCAATTCAATTTTGGTGATGTCAGCGGAAGATGACCCTGACCACACAACGACATTTACAGAAAATGAAGACGAAAGACTTTTTAGAGTAAGTGACAATGCAACTAAACCATACACTGCGGTGGTTAAAATAAACTACACAGTTAATAACGGAGCTTTTTCATCTTCGGACTTTATAATATTAAACATATAAAATGGCTAAAAAAATATCATACGCAACCAGAGATTTTGCTGGATTAAGACAAGAGTTAGTAAACCTAACTACCGAATACTATCCTGATTTAATCAAGAACACAAACGACGCATCCATATTCTCGGTATTATTGGATTTGAATGCTGCGGTTGCGGATAATTTACATTTTCATATTGACAGAGTTTGGCAAGAAACTATGTTGGACTTTGCACAACAAAGACAATCATTATTTCATATTGCAAAAACATATGGTATTAAGATACCAGGTAATAGACCATCAGTATCTTTGGCTGACTTTTCAATAAATGTACCTGTTAGAGGTGATAAGGAAGATGAAAGATATTTGGGTACAATTAGAATTGGTGCTCAAGTTTCAGGTGCGGGTCAAATATTTGAATCTATCACCGATATTGATTTCTCAAGTCCTTTTAATGACAAAGGTGAACCAAACCGATTAAAAATACCCAATTTTGACAGTAATAACACATTGGTATCATATACCATAACTAAAAGAGAACCTGTCGTTAATGGGGTCTCAAGAATATATAGAAGGGTTATTACAGAATTAGACCAAAAACCTTTTTTAAGACTTTATTTACCTGAACAAAATGTATTAGGAGTTACTTCAGTTATTCATAAGGATGGTACAAGTTTTAACGCTAATCCAACATCTAGTGAATTTACAACGATAACAAATAAATGGTATGAAGTTAAGTCTTTAATACAAGATAAAGTTTTCATACCCGACCCAACTGCGGTATCTGACAAAGATAATTTTAAGGCGGGAAAATATATTGATGTTGTAAATAAATTTTATACGGAACATACTCCTGAAGGTTATTATTCTTTGACATTTGGTTCAGGAAATGTAGAACCATTAGATAATTTAGACAATTACATGAATGGTTCACTTAAAGTAAACTTAGCAAGTTATTTGAATAACATGTCTTTAGGGTCAATACCAAAAGCTGGTACCACATTATTTGTTAAGTACAGAATTGGTGGTGGAAAAAGTTCAAACTTAGGTGTGAATGTTATTAACAGTGTGGATGAGGTTGAATTTAACGTAAACGGTCCAAACGGAACTGTTAATAGTCAAGTAGTTAGTTCATTAAGAGTATCCAATGTAACTCCAGCTATTGGTGGAGCAGACCAACCAACAATCGAAGAAATTAGAAACATGGTTGCATATAATTTTGCGGCACAAAATAGAGCGGTAACATTAAATGATTATAAATCATTAATTGAGACAATGCCATCTACATTCGGAGCACCCGCTAAAGTTAATGTAATGGAGGAAGACAACAAAGTTAGAATTAAATTACTATCATATGATGATTTGGGTAATTTGACTGACACAGTTTCTAATACATTGAAGAATAATATCATAAATTATCTTTCTGAATATAGAATGATAAATGATTATATAGACATTGCAAGTGGAGAGGTTATAGATTTTGGTTTAGAGATTGATTTACATATTGATAAAAATGAAAACCCAACTGACATTGTTAGAACGGTTATTCAAAACACAACAAGTTTCTTTGCTATTGAAAAAAGAAAAATGGGAGACCCATTGTTTGTGGGAGATTTAAAAAGAGAAATTGGTAATGTTGGTGGAGTAACTAACGTAATTGATGTTCGTGTTTTTAATAAAATTGGTGGTCAATATTCTTCAACTGAAGTGGCCCAATCATATAGTGATACTTTCACAAAAGAAATTTTACAATCAGATATGACCATTTTTATGAAATCAAATCAAATATTTCAAATTAGATTTCCAAATATTGATATAAAAGTTAGAACTAAAACATTAGGAACGACTACATATTAAAATGTTTTTTCTGTATAATAATAGAAAATCGGATAGTTTCTATTTATTATAAGAACCATGCAGAAACATAGAATCTCAACAAATATAGGTAAAGACCAAAGAGTCACAGTCGAAATCAAACAAGATTACGACCTGCTTGAAATTTTGTCTTTAAAATTCAGTCAACAAGACGTCTATACATCACTTTGTGCTGATTATGGGGTTGTTTGCGGTAGGGTAACCGCAAATGACGGGTTTGGTATTCCAAACGCTAAAGTATCGATTTTTGTACCTCAATTAACTATACATTCGGATGACCCGGTTATATCTGCATTATACCCATACACATCAATATCAGAAAAAGACGAAAATAACTATCGATACAACTTATTACCGTCAAGAAAACAACATGGTGGACACGTACCAACTGGTACATTTCCTGACCAAACTGAAATTTTAACAAGAGAAGAATACTTGGAAGTATATGAAAGTTATTATACATATACAGTTAAGACTAATGAATCGGGTGATTTCATGATTTGGGGTGTTCCTTTAGGTCAACAAACAATAAATGTTGATATTGATTTATCGGACATTGGATGTTTTTCTTTAAGACCATATGACTTTATTAAAAAGGGAGTTGGTATTGACCAATTTGATAGGTACTACAATTTCAAATCGGGTTCAGATGTTGATGGTTTACCACAAATTGTTAATTTTCAAAAAACAGTTGAAGTATATCCATTTTGGGGTAATATGGATTTATGTCAGATTGGTATTACAAGAACTGATTTTGATTTGTTAGATAAGGGAATTAAAATTGAACCAATATCGTTGATTTTAATGTCGACAATCACCGACGATAATGGAGATGCAATTAAAAGAAGTGGTGTAATTAGACGTAAGTCCGGTTACAAATGTAATTTACAAACAACAGAAGGTAGAATTGAGGCGGTTAGATATACGGGTAAAAAAATATTAGGTTCTGATAAGGTAACGTTATATCCTGAATTAGAATATTTTAACCCAAGTGAATCCATCGATACCGACGGAACGGCAATGGTTGTTTTACCAATGAACATGGAGTATGTTTATACAAATGAATTTGGTGAACAAGAAATAACAAACGATATAAATAAAGGAATACCAACCACAACGGTTGCTCGTTTTAGATTCACTTTAGATGGTAATAACGATAAAACAAGTACTGCAAAATATTTGGTTCCACAAATTAGAGAGTATAATAAAAACGCTAATGGGTCAAATAATTTAGGTGAATATGACGAAGAATTACTAACTACTTATCAATTCTCAAATGTTTTTGAAGATTACTTAAATATTGTACCACCTGAAGGTGTTACGACATCTGTAATGACAACCGCATTTAGTAATGATAAAAAATCATTAATGTTAGGTACAAATAATGGTGGAGTACCAGAAGATGTTTTTTATAAATTTATTTTTGGTAAGGTATATACCGTTTCATCATTTCAAGGGTCACATTATGAAACATCTGGAGCTGAGGCTCTTTTAGGTTTATCAAGAAAAGACGCATTTTTAGGGATAAAAGAAATTAGACCAAGTGTTGAAGATGATTGTGCGTCTAAAGCAAATTACTTCCCAACAAATTTTGGATTTAGAAATAGAATAAAATTTGGATTAATTGTGTCAGAAATATTATTGTTTTTACAATATATTTTTACGGTGGCATATATTTTTATTATTGAAACCTTAGCGGGTACTTTATGGACCATTGCGAGATTTTTAGGTCCTAAAGATTATGTTTTTGCTGACCATCCATTTTTTGATTTATCAACTAGATTTATAAAATTAGCTTATGATTTACAAGAATCGGGTCAAACTGTTTTACCATTAACAACATATCCCGATTGTGAAGAATGTACTTCAGATGTTGATACTGTTGACCCTTCAAATAATACGACATTTGTCATTGAAGAAGGATGTAAAAAATATGACAAATTTTATAATGAGAATTTAGTTTACGCTTATATATGGTCAAATAATAATAGTTACGGAACAAATACGGTACCATCAAATAGTGGTAATATTAGTGGACCCGATTTTATAAGAAATTCTAAAAGAATTTCTTATAACTATTTAGGTACAATAAATCCATATCATTTATTGGGTAAACCATATTATCCAAGTACACCTAATTTAAAAGAACAATTAGTTAGTCCTGGTTCTGGTTGGACAATAATGGCGGCCGTTGTTGGTGCTACAGGTACTAATATTAATATTGACGTTTCGGGAACACAATATGATGTTTTAAATGTGTTTAATACAACAACAAGAAGACTACCAAACGTTGTTGAGACTGAAGGTGGAGAATATACATATAATAAAAAAACAAAATCAGGATTAACTGAAATTAGAGATGGTGTTATTACCGTTGTACCCGTAATTGACGGACCATCAAAAAATATAGATGTAATTAAAGAATGGTATAAAAGAAAAAGAGTTGGTGTATTTTTCTGTGGTGGAGTTGTTAACTATTCATTTATAGATAATTGGTTAAATGGTATTTTATATTTCTTCAAATTTGATAAAAGAGTTAGATGGGATGATGAGGCTGCGTTAGATTTAAACCAAAGAGGCACAAAGTATCCAAGAGAATTGGTTTTCTTTAATGTTTTAGATAAAGAGTTTTATTATAGAGCAACACCATATAATCCAACAAGTGGATTTATTGGACAACAGTATTCAGGGTATAAAGAAATTTTACACCCAACAACATTTTACGACGTTGGTGTTAGAGATGAATTTTTATTTGAGATTTGTCAAGACCCAAGAGTTGACCCAACCTGTTCAGTTGTTAGAGACATTAATGCGACATCTTATCAAGATCCAGCAAATATTGTGGAATATGCGATTAACTATAGATTAGATACTAACAATGGAAATTTTGATGTTGGTGATTTTTTCACAGGAACAGGAATGGGAACTAATGTTAATGTATTTGATGGAGATATTACACAACTAATGTCAATAAATTGTGAAGCGGGAATTGAGGCGTTTGATTTAGATAGTCCACATTATTTCTTTTATAATGGAGAAATAATGGACCCTGAAGACCCGACTTTGAGTGATTTTTTCACTAACGGTTCTGGAAATTATGGCCCAACACCAATAGATTTAAAATTTGATAATAATGGTGCATTTATCAGACAATGTTTAAATTTTAGATTAGGAGATTACACACAAAAAGTACCATTTTATTTATGGAATAAATTAGGTGAAGGTTTTGGGTCGTTTGATGTAAATCAACAAGACGATCAACAATGGGATAAAACTGTGATTGCGGTTGAACCATTACAAAGGTTACATTCAATTTCAGGAATGGCAAACTCAGGAATATTTTCAACTGGAAATACTACAAATTATGTAATGGCGGATGGAGAAGAAGAATATCTTTTGAAACCAATCACTAAAGAACATAAGGGTTATGTTTTTGATGGTGACTATGCTGATATGTTGGAAAGATTTGAAAACATAAGTTATTCTGCACCAAGTGGATCTGCAGTTGGTTATGTTGAGGGGGACATATGGTTAAAAGTTACGTCTGGTACATTAAAAAATCCATTAAAGGGTAATATATATGTTGTGGTAAATGGGGCTTGGACTTTAGAATCAAATCAATATGTTTCTGGTTCTAAAGAAACCTTCCTATTTAAAACAATAAATAATTACACAGGAAGTAAACAAGTGTTATCAACACCGTTCTTATTTTATTTTGGTTTGAGACCCGATAAAACATCTTTAGATACCTTAATAAAATATTATGGACCTAAGGGTGCATTCCCATCAACAGATTTTTGTTT